GACGGTGCTACTGGTTACCTTTGGTACTTAAAGTCTGAGCACGAAACAAGATTAAGATTCGATGACTATTTAGAAACAGCTATGATTGAAGCTGTGCCAGCTGAACAAAACTCTGGTGCTGCTGCTATCTTAGGTAGCTCAGGTGCTGCTGCTAACCCAGGTGCTGGGTCAGACGGTATCTTCTATGCAGTTTCTCAAAGAGGAAACATCTGGGATGGTGGTAATCCAACTACCCTAGCAGATTTTGATTCTATCATTAGTAGACTAGACAAGCAAGGAGCTATTGAAGAAAATGTAATTTTCGCAAACAGACAATTCATTTTTGATATGGACGATATGTTAGCTGCTCAAAACTCTTACGGAGCGGGTGGTACTTCTTACGGTCTTTTTGACAATGACGAAGAAATGGCATTGAACTTAGGATTCTCTGGATTTAGAAGAGGATACGATTTCTATAAGACTGATTGGAAATACTTAAACGACCCTACAATGAGAGGTGGTTTACCATCAGGTGCAGGTTCAGGTAAAATCAATGGACTATTAGTTCCAGCTGGTTCTACAAGTGTTTATGACCAAATTCTTGGTAAAAACGCTAAGAGACCTTTCTTACATGTAAGATATAGAGCTTCTGAAACAGAAGACAGAAGATATAAGACGTGGATTACTGGTTCTGCTGGTGGTGCTGCGACTAACGATATCGATAACATGCAAGTAAACTTCTTGAGTGAGAGAGCTGTATGTACTTTAGGTGCAAACAACTTCTTCTTATTCCAAGACTAATACTTAATTACAAGGGGTACAGCAATGTGCCCCTTTTTTAAATTTTAAATTAAATTAAATCAAATGAAAAAAGAAAAGACAAGTCCTAAAATGGACACAGTTAAAATTACCCCTAAAAAATCTACACCAAAGTTCGTAGATAAACAATATAAACTTACAAGAGAAACAGCTCCCTTATCTTTGATATTAGCATCAAGGCATACAACAAGGTTTCCGCTGTTACACTTTGATGAGGACACAGGTCTTAACAGACCTTTAAGATATGCAAGAAACCAAAACTCTCCATTTCAAGATGAGCAAGATGACAATGCTATTGTTGAGCCAATTGTATTTGAAGATGGATTCTTACATGTACCAAAGAATAATCAAGTACTTCAAAAGTTCATGGATTTACATCCCGGAAAAGGAAGAGTATTTGTTGAGGTTAATAAAGCAAAAGAAGCTGCTGAACTTGTAGAAGATTTAAACTTAGAAGTGGATGCTTTAATTGAAGCTAGACAGCTAACGGTTGAGCAAGTTGAAAACGTAGCTAGAGTTTTGTTTCAAAAAGATGTTTCTAAAGTTACTACTGCAGAGCTTAAAAGAGATATATTAATTTTTGCTAAGCAACAACCAGCAGGTTTTATGAATCTATTAAAAGACCCTGCTCTTAAGTTTAACGCTACAATTCAAAACATATTAGACAAAAACCTAATACAGCTTAGGAACAATAAAAAAGAAGTGTGGTTTAACACAGCGTCTAATAAAAAGAAAATGTGTAATATACCATACGGGGAAGACCCGCTTTTTATTATTGCTAGTTACTTTGAAAGTGATGATGGTTTAGAGTCTTATAAGCATTTAAAAGCGTTAGCAAAAAATTCGTAACTTTGCTTTTTGTTTAACCCATAAAATTTTTAACATGGCAAAATATATAACTTTAGATACAGCAAGTGACGGTAATGTTCACATTAATACAGATTCAATTTTATACGCAGAAACTGCAAGTTCAACTGCGGGCGATATTTTTCTAACTAATGGAACTCATAAATTAACGGTTACTGGAACTGGACTAACTTCAGGTTTTGGTGAGAATGTAAATGCAGCACTAGTTACTGCAGCAGAAACTTCTTGGACAAACGCAGCAGTACCAGTAGCGAAAGATGGTGGACTAGTATTTACTAGTATTGCTATAGGAACAATATAATCCTTCCTTTACTATCGACAGCGAGAAAGCACCTAAATCCTAGGTGCTTTTTTATTTTATGTATCTTTGTAAAAAGATTTTCAAATGATAAATTCTGTAAGAAACACTGTGCTTGCTATTATAAACAAGAACAACTATGGGTATATATCTCCTAGTGATTTTAACTTGTTTGCAAAACAAGCTCAATTAGACATATTTGATGAATATTTTATTTTATATAATCAACAAGTAAATGAAGAAAATGCAAGAGTGTCAGGGAGTGATTATGCTGATATTAAAAAAGGTTATGAAGAGGTAATTGACACCTTTTCTGTTAACGCTTTTTTAACACAAAATAATAATAATGTTTATTATCTACCATCCACAACCACTACAGGAAATGATTATTATTTATTAAATAATGTGTACTGTTATAATGGAGGGATTTTTCAAGGAGAAGCAGAAAAAGTAAATAACAATAAAATAAAAATGATTTTAAATTCTATTCTTACATCACCTTCAACTAATTTTCCAGTTTATACTCAACAAGGAGATAGCATAACAATTTATCCAAATACTTTTTCTAACGCAAATGATGTTGAGGCTCAATATATACGATATCCTAAAGACCCTAAATGGACTTATGTTTCTTTATATAATGGAGAGCCTTTATTTGACCAAACACAAAGTGATTATCAAGACTTTGAATTACCAATAGATGATTCAAATAATTTAGTTGCTAAAATTTTGCAGTACGCTGGTTTATCTATAAGAGAAGCAGATGTTGTTCAATTTGGGCTATTAGAAGAGCAAGAACAAAATCAAAATAATACATAATTATGCCATATATAAATCAAAAAAAATATTATACAAATGATGGTGTTAATCCAACTAATGAGAATTGGGGACAATATCAATATTTATCTTTAAGTGATGTAGTAAATAACTTTATGTTAATGTATGAAGGAAACTTATCATCAATAAACAATGAGCCTAGATATAAAGTTTTATTTCATGCAAAACGAGGTATTCAAGAATTAAATTATGACGCATTTAAAGATATTAAATCCTTAGAGCTTAAAGTTTATGATGATTTAAGATTTGTTTTGCCATCAGATTATGTTAATTGGGTAAAACTTTCTTTGTTCAAAGATAATGTAATTAGAGATTTAGTTGAAAATATTCAAGTCCAATCAGCTATAGGTTACAATCAGTCTGGAACAGCTGATTTTGTATACACTGCAGGTAATTCAGTTTCAACAAAAACTTCAGATTTAGACAAAGCAAGAACTGATGGTTCTCTCGAAAGTATATATTTAAACCAAAACACAGAAGGGGATGTAAATGCTATATGTAATGACTGTGATGATGACTTGTATAACTCACGTATTGGCGCTAGATATGGTTTAAATACTGAAACAGCAAATTTTAATCCTACCTTTACAATTGATAAAAAAGCTGGTGTTATAAATTTTGATTCAACCATGGCTAATCAACAATGTATTTTACAATATATATCTGACGGAATGGAAAATGGTGATGATTCTTTAATATCAGTTAATAAATTATTTGAAGAATATATTTATGCTTATATTAAGTTTGAAATATTAAATAATAAATTTGGCGTTCAAGAATATATTATAAATAGAGCTAGAAAAGATAAGCAAGCTTTACTTAGAAATGCTAGAATCAGATTAAGCAATATTCACCCAAGTAGATTGATTATGAATATGAGAGGGGAAAACAAATGGATTAAATAAAAATGGCTAAAATTCAAAGAAACTTTATTGCCGGGCGAATGAACAAAAGCCTTGATGAAAGGCTAGTGCCAAATGGTCAATATATTGATGCTTTGAATGTAAGAGCAGGAACAACAGAGGAAACAGAAGTTGGTTCAGTTGAAAACACGAAAGGGAATATACCTTTAACAACTTTACAATATATAGACGGGACTTCTTTAAGCAGTAATGCTGTTTGTATAGGTGCTTTTGAAGATGGAGCAAACGAAACAATTTATTGGTTTGTTCACGACCCTTCATTTACCGTAGGAGCAACAGGTATACTTGATTTGATAGTTTCATATAATATTGCTACAGGAGCTATAATTTATCATGTCGTAAGTATTAACAATTCAACTGGTAATATTACTACTTTAAATTTCAGTGAAAACAATTTAATTAACTCAATTAATAAAGTAGATGATTTATTGTTTTTTACTGATAATATAAATCCTCCAAGAGTAATTAATATTAATAAAAGCTATGCTGTTCCTCTCAATAACGTAGATAGATTTTTAGCCAATGACTTGTTGGTAATAAAAAAACCTCCAACTACAGCTCCCACTATAAATTTATTTGAAACTACTCAAACTGATTCTTATTTAGAAGATAGAATAATTTCTTTTGCGTATAGATATGAGTATGAAAATGGTGAGTATTCCGCTACTTCACAATTTAGTGCGCCTGCATTTGACCCTGGAGTTTTTCAGTTTAGCGTAAATAGCTATCTAAATGAAGGAATGTTAAATTCTAAAAATGCAGTCAACATTACTTTTAACACTGGTAGCGAACTTGTAAAGTCAATAGATTTATTATTTAAAGAAGTAGATGATAGCACTATTAAAATAGTGGAGAGCTATAATAAACAAGAATTAGGCTGGGCTGATAACGATTCAAGGACTGTTCAATTTACTAATCAAAAGATTTTTACCATACTTCCTTCTTCAGAAATTTTAAGATTATATGATAACGTACCTAAGCTAGCAAAAGCTCAAACAATAATGTCAAATAGACTTATTTATGGTAATTACACAGAGGGTTATAATTTAACTGATATTAATAGTAATCCCGTTAATTTAGAATATACTGTTAGTCATGTTTTTGATGAAATTGAATCTGCTACAATACCATCTAATTTGTCTCAAGGAAACTACACAATAAGTTCACCAACAATCGTTCCTTCTATAAACATAGATGATAGCAAATTTACAATTAATTTATCTGGACAGGTTTCTCAATTAAAAGCTGGAACAACTTTAATATTTGAAATAGGTTTTGTTCATAGCGCTTTTCAAGTTCCAGCAACACAACCAACTCCGACTGCTCCGGGTAGTAGTTTTTTTGTTACTTGGAGTTATACTTTAATTAGAGATTATACAAGTGTTTATGATTTAGCAACAGATACTGATTTTGTAGAAAAAATTGGAACAAGTACAAGTGCCGGTACACAAGGTACTATACAAACTGTTTCATATCAACAGCCTAACTCTTCTGAAGGGTTTACATTTACGGATGCAATAAATGCAGCTATTCCACAATCTTTAGACAGCACATATAGTTTAGACCAAACAGGTATTACATCTAATACAGTAGGTATACCTAATATTGCATCTCCTAACACTTTAAGAGGTGAGCCTGTATCTATAACTGCTCCTGTAACAACAGGTACAACAATTACTTTTCAAATACCAGCAGCTTTTTATATTCAAACAGCTTCACCTAATAATTCAGCTTATGAATATTTTAGACTTATACAATCAAACATTACATTTCAAAGTTCAGTAAGTAATGCAAGCTTGCACTCTAATAGAGGATATGAACTAGGAATAGTTTATATGGATGATTACAATAGGTCTACTACTGCGCTTGTTAGTGATAACAACACAGTTAAC